AATCAAACCACAATTGGAACCTACCTGTTGTATGTTAAAAGTAAAAGGTGGTCCAACAAATTGCATGACATAGGCAGAGGTGTCGGTCAATATTAAAATATAATCTTTAGCTCTAGTTGCTCCAACAATTCTACTACCAGAGTCTAATCTAAACGTGCCCGCTGTATTTGTAGATACAGGCGTGTAATCAGTTCTATCTTCTTGATCGCTAAAACGAATAAACATTTTGTCTTGTGTTGTGCCAGTGCCTATTGTGGTCTCTGTGCCTAAGTGTATCAAGTGTCTGTCTCGACCTGAAACTAGTGACATAACACTTTTGGTTGGATTATTACTACTGGCAGTTGCTCGTGTGGTCAAACCACTACTTGGATTCCATTCAAAAGTTTTACCATCGTGTACTGTAACAATCAATATTGTGCCAAAATTGTCCAACGAAAAATTAGCAGGTTCTAAAGTTACATCTGTGGTTGCTGATGCGTTACCCCAGGCAACAAAGTTAGTCGCATCAGTAACGACTGCCTCATCATCGTGTGCTGCACGAGTTGAACCTAAAGCTGCTCTAGTAATGCCTGTTAAATCATTACTGGAAATGCCTGTGTAACTAATTAATTCTGAACCTACCAATATGTGTCCAGATGAACTAAAACCAGATGTTGATGTTAAAGTCACCGCAGTG